CGCAAATGGAATTGTGAAGATGGTGGTTATATAGAAACTAAAAATACAGGAGGTGCAATTATGCCTAAAGGACCAGGAACTTATGGAAGTAAAGTTGGGAGACCAAAGAAAAAAAATACAGCTACAATGGCTGGAGGAGGCAAAATTAAAAGAAGTTCTTTAATTGGCAATCCTCATGGAACATATATGGATAAAGGTGGTAAAGTTAAAACTAGAGAAGAAAAATATGCAGAAGCATATGGTGATACAAAAAACTTTAAAGGAAAGGGCAAAAAAGTATATTCTCCTTTAAAAGGAAAAAGGAAAGAAGGCAAAAAAATGTCTGGTTCTCCTTACAATATTAAAAAATTAAAGCCTGGTGATAAAGGTTATAAATCAGCTGAACAATTAAATAAAGAGGTTAGAGCTTTTGATGCTAGGAAAAAAGATAAAGGGCCTGGTAAAAGTATAAGGAAAAAAAGAACTACCAAGACTATGGAAGAAAGAATGCAAGATTTAACTAGTCCAATGAAAGCTATATCTGTTAAAAAAGATAAAAAAACATCTAAAACAAAAATGACTAAAGCAAAAGTTAAAACAATGAAAGCTATGCCTAAAAAAGCTATGCCTAAAAAAGAGACTAAAATGTCTAAAGCTAAATCTAAAGCTAAAAAAGTTTTATCTATGTTTAAACCAATTAGCGTAAAAGAAAAAGCAGCTAGAAAGAAAAAATCTGCATTTAAAAAAGAATCTAAATTTACAACTGATACATACTCTCCTGTAGTTTCTAGAAATCCTGAAACTAAAGTTGTGAATAGGCAAAAGAAAGTTGTTACAACTAAATCAGGAGATCAGTTTCCTGTAATGAAAAAGAAATCTACATCTGCACAAAGTTTTAGAGAAGCTTTTGCTAAAGCTAAAGCTGAAGGTTTAAAAACTTTTCCATGGCAAGGAAGAAAATATTCTACTAAAGTTAAAGGTGAAAAGAAAGATGGTGGTAAAGTTAAAAAATACAATATGGGTGGAATGGTAGATGTTCCTCAATCACAAGCATTTAAACAAGGTATAAAATACTTTGAAGGCGGTGGAAGAGTATCAGTATCTAATGACAATGCAGGAGCTGGAGATGTAGCACATGTTCATTCACACTCAGGATATAAGGCAGGAGAGTAATGAAAAAAGGTTATCATACATGACCAGATTCAGGGAAACCTCATCCAGTTGGAAGAAAGCATAAAAAAAGTGGTGGATATAAAAAAGCTAATAATACATATACAGAAGGAAAATAATGTCTAAAAGATATAAAGATAAAAAAGTAGATAGAATAAGGAATCTTTACAATCAACTTAATACTGAGCATAGAGACCAATGGCTATCTATTAATCAAAGAGGTTATGACTTTGCTAATGATAATCAAATATCAGATGATGAAAAACAAGTATTAGAAGAATCAGGTATGCCTACATTTACCATTAATAGGATTACTCCTGTAGTAGAAATGTTAAACTACTATGCAACTGCAAATCAACCTAGATGGCAAGCAATTGGTGTTGAAGGTAGTGATACTAATGTTGCTGCGGTATTTTCTGATATATCTGATTATATATGGGCACAATCAAATGGTCAAACTCTTTTGTCTAATGCAGTTAATGATGCTATAACTAAATCTGTTGGTTATTTAATGATTACTGTAGATAAAGATATGGATCAAGGCATGGGAGAAGTTATATTGCACCAACCTGACCCTTTTGATGTTTATGTAGATCCTAAGTCTAGAGATATGTTATTTAGAGATGCTGCATATATCTTAATTAGAAAAATGTTACCTAAAACTCATTTGAAACAGTTGTTTCCAGATATGGTTAGAAAGATAAATAAAATATCTACCCAAAATGAATCTGAAAGATCTTTAAGTAGCAAAGCTATAGATAGAGATCAAAAAGATATATTGCAAATAGATATTGATTATGCTGTAGATAATGATGGTAAAGATGATCCTCTTATAGATTATATTGAAACTTATGAAAAAGTTAAAATAGCTTATGTTAATGTATTTTACAGAGCACCTTTAACTCCTCAACAATTAAAAGAAGCTAAAAGAAGAGTTGATATTCGTATATCTGAAATGACACAAGAGATGGAAGTTCAATTGTTAGAGCAACAACAACAAATGGAACAAGCTGTTCAATCTGGTGGTATGATGCCTGAAAGATATCAACTTGAAATGGAAAAAGCTCAAAAGATGATGCAACAACAAATCGAAACAGCTAGAGTTGAATTTACATCTAAAATACAAGATCAAATGTCTAAAGTTGAAAATAAAGTTGTTACTAAAAAAGAATATAGAGTAATGATGAAAAATAAAGACTTTGTTGACAAGATTATAGATTCAGTAGATTTTTTTGACAATAGAATAAAACTTACCTGCATAGCTGGGGATCAGTTTTTGTATGAAAAAGTTCTTCCAGAAAAGATAAAGGACTACCCTTTAATCCCAATTCACTACAAATGGATCGGTACTCCTTATCCAATATCAGCAGTATCCCCACTTGTAGGTAAACAACAAGAATTAAATAAAGCACATCAATTAATGGTCCATAATGCTAGCTTAGGTTCTTCGCTTAGATATATGTATTATGAAGGCAGTATTGATGCTGACATATGGGAACAATACTCATCTAGTCCAGGAGCTTTACTGCCTGTGAACCATGGTTATGAACCACCAACTCCTGTAATGCCTGCACAATTATCTAATGCTTTCTTTGGCATAGTTAATGAAGGTAAAAGTGATATGGAATATTTAGCTGGTATATATTCTGCACAACAAGGAGATACATCAGCTACTGCAGATATGCCTTATAGAGGTATGCTTGCTATGGATGAGTATGGAACTAGAAGAGTTAAGTACTGGCTTAAACATTCTATTGAACCTTCTTTGAAACATGTTGGAGAAGTTGTTAAACAATATTCTCAATCAGTATATAGTGCTCATAAAACCTTTAGAATAATTCAACCTAGTGCTCTGCAGAAAGAAAAAGAGGTAGAAATTAATAGACCTATATATAATGATCTTGGTGAAGCAATTGGAAAGTTTCATGATTATGAAGCTGCTAAATTTGATGTTAGGATAGTAGCTGGTTCTACATTACCTGTAAACAGATGGGCATATTTAGAAGAGTTAAAACAATTGTTAAATGCTGGTGTAGTTGATAGGGAGGCTGTTCTTGCTGAAACAGATATTAGAGATAAAGAAAGAATACAGGAAAGAATTGGTGAGATTCAAAAACTACAAGGCCAAATACAACAAATGGAAGAAACTCTTAAAGATAAAGAAGGAACTATTGAAACTCTTGAAAGACAAGTTGTTCAAGCTGGTATTAAAGATAAAGTTAGACAAGCTGAAATGGATATCAATAAACAGAAAGGTGATTTTAAAACAAAAGCTGAAAGAGAATACAATGAAACAGAAGCACAACAAAAACTTTTAAGAGGTAATATGGCTAATGAAGCTAATTATAAAAAGAAACAATTAAATGATTTATTAAAAAAATTCCAAAATGATTTGGGAAAAAATAACAACAAACAATAGATTAAGGAGAAAGTATGTCAACAGAAAAAGATAGTAACCCAGATGTAGAAGAAGTTCTTCGAGGAGAAGTAGCTGATGATGCAGAAGGCTCTACAGATTTCTTTGATAGCTTAGAGCAACAAGTTAATGGTGCAATAAGCGATGAAAATATACCACAACCAGAAACGGAACAGGTAACTCAGCAAGCTGACCCTGAGGATACTGGCAATGAGGTGCAAACGGATTGGAAAGCTAAAGCTGAAACTTTAGAGAAGAGGTATAGCGATTCAACCAGAGAAGCTCAAAGGTTAAAGGCTGAAAATGATGGGTTAACAGAACTGTCAAAATTCAAACCCTTGATAGAGCATCTTAAAAATAGTCCTGATGCAGTTCAGGCACTTAGAGACAACATAGGTGGTAAACCTAGATCTTTGACAGAGCGATTTGGTGATGATTTTGTGTTTGATGCTCATGAAGCAATGGCAGATCCAAAATCAGACTCAGCTCAAGTAATGCAAGAATATATTGCTAGAAATGCTCAACAACAAGCTGCAGCTATTATTAATAAAGAAAAGCAACAGTTTCAAGTTGAAGAGCAACAAATAGACATGGCTAGGCAAGCTGATGAATTTAAACAAAGGACAGGAATGTCTGATGCTGAATTTGAAGATTTGCAAGCTAGAGCTAATGAGCATGTATTAACATTAGATGATGTTTATTATTTATTAAATAGAGATCAAGTATCAAAAAATGTTGCAGATAATACTAAAGCTGATATGTTAAACCAAATGAAACAGGTTAGGGATATTCCTCAAAGTGCTAGTAATGCTAATAGTCCAGGAAGAGAGGCCCAAAGTCCAGATGATAAGATGTTTGACATTTTAAAAGGCTTGG